ATGCTTCATGCCCGCCAGAATCGCAGGCTTTGCCGTCCATTCCAATCAAACCTTGCATTTCCACAGCGTCCAAACCGGCGAAGCTCCCAGGCAGATCAGCGGGTTGCGAGTTGTTCAGGGTCGACTAGTTAGATGAGGGCAATGAGCGGCGCGTCATCCTCGATCATGTTCTCCAGCTGCATGGCCATGGCACACACAGCAGCGATTACCCCGTCAATCTTGAGCGGGCTGTTAGGGTTTTCCTTCTTGGGCTTGATGTTCCCATTGGTGTCCACAGTGACCACCGTGTTGGAAGCCATCCACACGAACACCTTGTCATTGTGCGTGAAGCGGCCACCACGAATGGCGGCATCTAGCTCCTTCGCTGGACCCGATAAGGTAGAGACTGATTGCGGGATGCGGATCATTGGAGCGCCAAGGCTTTGCAGCTCTTGCACTAACTGTGCGGCATTCCATCCATCGTAGCCCACGCCCCTGACATCGAAGTTGTCGAGGTCATACAGGATGTCGTCACGTAGCACGTTGTAGTCGGTTTCATTGCCCTCGGTTGTCGTGAGCAAGCCTTCCTCAGCCCAACCCTTGTACTGAGCGTTGCGGCTCTCTCGTAGCGCCTGATCGGTGAGGTAGTAGGTAGCGAAAATCGTGTAGTGCGGCTTCCAGTGCTTCTTGCCGTTGATCTCCTTTTCACGCTTCTCGCAGAACAACATAACCTTGGCTGTTAGATCGCTTGATGAGCCTAGATCCACGCCGATGTAGCAAGGCTTGCCAGCGAAATCCTCAAGCTGGAGATGTGGGTTGGTGGCTCGCTGAAGCTGGGGGATGTCCAGCCACTGGGTCGTGTTCTTTGCCCAACGAGTCAAATGCTTGGTGAGGAAGCCCGGGCGCTTGCTGGGTGTCTCAATGGCCTGCCGGGCATTGGTTTCAAATTTGTCCGGCTTCACGGAAACCCCCCAGTTGGGGTTGGCCTTCTGCCACACGCGCGGGTCTTGCCAGTCGTCGTCCTGGTCGATGGTCCAAATGCAGCCGAACAGGGCATCGTCCTGAACCACGCCCTCGAGGACTTTGATGAGGTAGTCGCGCTGCTCGTAGCAGACGCCAGCCAGGTCAAACCCGGCAGTGGTGATAGCCCAGATCATGCTCTGATCGCGCTTGCCTGCACCTGTTACGGTTACGTCCCATAGGTCGCGTGTGGGATGGGCATGCAGCTCGTCCACGCAGGCCCAGTGGATGGAAAGGCCGTCTTTGGTGCGGGGGTCACCTGAGAGAGCTTGGAATTTTGAATAGCTCTTGGGGACGTGGATGCTGTTGGCGCTGAGCTGTACCCCAAGGGCATCCATAAGGCGTTGGCACTTGGGATGCCGGGCCATTTGGTGAGCATCACCCCAGACGATCTGTGCCTGTCGCTCATCGGTGGCTAGGGCGTAGCAGTCGGCACCCGGCTCATTGTCGGCGGCCAGCATGTAGAGGCTGAGCCCGGAGGATAGGGCGCTCTTACCATTGCCTCGGGGCACCTCAGTGTAGGCCATGCTGAAGCGGCGGTAGCCCTTGCGCACACCATGCCTACAGATCCACCCCCATGCTTGGCTGACCAGCCAAACCTGCCAGGGCTCAAGTTTGAGGAGGGGCGTGCCTTTGACGCCTTTGACGAGGGGCAGACGTTCGAGGAAGCCGCACACATGCGCCACCTTCTCGGCTGACCACTCATAGGGGTAATCGGGATCTTCTTCGCTGGTTTGTAAGTCGCGGAGAAACCGCTCACATGCGAGCTTCTGATACTTGCAAGCTGGGATGATGCCTTCGATTACGTCATATGCAAAATTAGTAGCAATGTCAGTGTAGTCGCGCATAGAGCCTCAATCATTCATTTTACCCACATCGAAAGATCATCCATGTCGGGTGCTTTATCGACTGTGCTGACCTTTGAGCGATCAGATGGAGTTAGCCCAAACTTACCGAGCAACTGCATGAAGTCCTTCCTCTGTGTCTGCTCTAGGCCGACCAGTGGGTTAACTCGCTTCATGGTCTCGCCGGTGATGTCGCGCTTCTCGTAGAGATCGCCTTCCTCCTTGATGCGCTTACGTAGGCTGAGGAGGTTGGCGTAGGCAGTAGCTAGCTCTTCGACGGCGAACACGTCGGCGATAGTTAGGATGCCCATGCTGTCGGCCAGCTGTGTGACCTGCTGCCATGCGTACACCTCCTCAGGGGATAGGTGGGCTGGTGCTACAGGGAAACCTTTAACGGGTGCAGGCTCTTTGGCATTCATGCGGCAAGGCTGATCGGTGCCGCGAAGCTTCTTCAGCTCGCTGGGTACGCGTGGTTTAACCATTAATCTTCGCTTTCATAGGCGACTGTTAGATCGGTGCTCAGATAAGCAAGGAGTACATTCTCGAACTTGCCTGCCTTAGCTTCTTGGATGAACAGCCCTAGTGGCTCGATGTCGGAGAAATGCTCGACCACTCGAATGATCTCTCGCGTGAATGCGCGAGGGCATGGGTAAAGCGCAATCGACTCGTCGAAATAGACGATAACGCCTTCGAATGAGCCATCAGGCATATACCGATGATAATAGTTGTCGATGGGCTTACCGATGGTTTGAAGCAAACGCCTACGGTACTTGTCTTCTAAAATTCGGATTGCTCGTGCGTTGTCCATCCCCACTCCGTTTGGCTGTTAGAGATATTTAGCCAAACAAAGTTATTTTCATACGCACTTCACGGACTGGATTCAGGCGAACCCTCTAGTTTGCCTTGAGAGTTCGTATTCGACCGCTTGTCCATTTGGCTTAGAATACTACTTTCGTAGGCGGCGAAATTCTTCACCTTGTAGTAAGTGTTCACTCCTGAGGATGCTTGCCGCAAAACATACATCGCCACCGCAAGAAATATAACGAAGGCCGTCAAACTAAAGACAGGCTCGATGACGTAACGCGAGATTTGATCGAGCGTCCACGAAGAAAGTTTTCCGAGAAAAGTATCTACGAACTGTGCGACTGGTCGCGCACTGAGAATAAACCCAACCCCGAATGTAAGATAAATTGCTAAAATTGCTCCGACCACAATCGAGATAATTTTTAGTAGTATGAGCATCATGTACTCAGACAGGGCTGATTTTCCCTCGTGCAACGCGAGAATGAACGTGTATTCTTCTCGCAGTTTTCTGTTTCTTTTTAGTCTAGATTTTGCACTTCTCTGACTCAGCCACGGGTCAAGCTTGCGTTGAATAAGCCAAGCAATTAGAGCGAGTGGGATTGAAAGCGCTGTCCCGACATAAAAATCTACAGACAACGGCATGAAACATTCTTTCTGTTCCTCTGACCGATCTTAATGCGCTCCCGACGAAGATCAACCCATGGGCTGTCCACAAGAGGAAGCTCAACAAAAGCTCTTTCCATTTGCACAGGCCGCTTCCAAGGCCAGGGTGCGGTTGTCATGCTCGGAGCTATCAGGAATCAAGACGCCCCTCCCCTCATGTGCCCCCGAAGTCACAGACACATCCGAGACGAGCAGCATCAGTGAGCGAAGCCTTGCCGGTTTCTTCGGACAGGAGCAAGAGCCCTAAGTCATCATTGTGCTAGGACACCGACGCCCAGGGGTTTTGGCCTAGAGAGGTATAGCTGATGCTTGACTTCATTATGAATAACGAGAAATTTGAGAATATCCTTTATGGAGTAGGAGGATTTTTATTAGCTTATGCCGCCAAGCATATACTCGATCTTACGGCATTGCGATTTCTCAAGGATCGGCTGGCACGCAGAAGTAAGGCGAAGGCGCGCAAGCGTGCAATGGCGATTATCGATCAGTTTAACTGGCATCTCCGCGTTTCAGGAGATTCTAAGCTTCTGCTTCATTACTGGGGAAGGCGAGTCACAACTATTAACTCTTTCTTCACCGCAGCTTGTTCGTCGTTGATAATCTTATATATCACATTTATTGGCGATCTCCCTCAAGAAAGCCGAGGAATTGCTATGTATGCGTTTATCATGGTTATTTTCGGGGCTTGTATCTATATGACGACTAACGTTGATTTAGGTATGTCCTCAATGCGAGATCCTGCTTACAGCGAAGAGGCAGAATATGAGAAGACGAAAAAACGTCTCTCAGAGTTACTGCAGGGCGCCAAAATTGATGACACAGAGACCGAGAATCTAATCGGTAAAATTCAGTTTAAGAAGCCAGCGTCAGTCAGTACGCCGGTTGTCACCGAAGAGCAGCGCAGATACGAAATCGTCGCAAAAATGTTAGATCTGTCGAGTGATCCGAACAAAAACTCCTAGTGTTCTGACCGAGACAGAGGATTCCCTATTCGGTTGGGATGTGCGATCCGGTGCTGATGAGGACCGGGGTAGAGATCCAGCTTTCACCTGAGGATCGGGGGCGGCTGGAGCGGCTGGTGGC